GTTTAATCAAAAGTGCGGTGGAGGGCATTTTTTGATTTGGATTGGAATAAATAATATGTTGAATACATTTGGCAAGGACTTGAATGGATTCGGAGGAAGAAAGGGACATTTTTGGAGGCGGAATATAGGAGGAATATAGGAAGGAGGAAGTGATTATCTATAAATAATTATAGGATGTATCAATTTTTTCCTAAACTATATATTAAGAAATGAAAAACATATTTGATTTAATATTGGCAAATATTCCTATAATGTTGTTAATACTCATATTCTCCTTTTTAATATATAGTGAATTCGCAGACTTTTCAGTCAATTGGGGTAAAGTTTCATCTCTCCTGCGAAGCGCAATCGTAGGAACAGACAGTGTCAAAGTTTTAGGATAAAAAATGATGACCCTATAAATCCATTTCCTATAACTATAACTCACTATGGACTCGCCAATACCCGATACATTGATCCGTGCTTCCGTTCAAGGTATCGTTTATCTTATTAACTCCCAAACAGGGCATGTTTATACATATAATACTGCTTCGCCTACATATATTGGACAACTCGAGCGTATTCCAGATACCGATAAGCATCTAATGTCTAAGCAAAACGGATGTCTTCATTATGCTCGAGTGAAATATCGCAACGATATTCGCGAAGTTATGGCACGCTTACGCGCAGAGGTTAATTAACCACTGGGATTCTGAATAATTAATATACGACGCAAAGCGCGATAATAAGCGAGTTGCTCTTCATGACTTTGAAATTGATATGTAAACGTGCTATGCATAATATTGTATGTACTCACATATGTATATATTGCCGTATCGGCATTGTTTTCGGTTTTTTGACCCTCTGTAAGAGGCGGCGGTGAGTTGATCTGTGGCGAAGCCTGTGAGAAACGCGGTGGACCGGTAAGATTACTAGAAGTAGGTATAGGCAAAAGACTTACCTGTTGGAAAAATTGTGGCGGTATATTTGGAAAGCGATTAGTATGAAGTTGTTGTCCAACACGAAAATCACTCGCCTCTTGGTTAGAAATAAATGAATACCAATTTGTTGGATAGCCCTGTAAATTGCTCAGATAAACCCCAAAGTTAAGATTCTGTATGCGGTCAAATGTATTCCATTGTCGTTGTAGTGTTAAAATATCACTAAGGGTCTTATATTTTACACCGGACAAATCGTAGGGATATTGAGGGAGAGCCCCGTTTCCAACTGCGGTTGAAATATACTGCGAATAGTTGCTCATTTCTTATTTACAGTGATGGGTTTTTAAACCAGCGGATAGTCATCACAACTAGTATCTCGCTCTTCATAATCATCATCAGAAAGATCTTTGCTATAGTCAATGACGACGCCTTTAAAGCGCGATGTACGTTCTTCATATTCATAAGTGGAGTCGTATTCGGGCGATTCTCTGTCTCTATCACAATCAGACTCGTCGGTAGAACGGATGATTGACAAGCGAGTGGGTATGTTCGCAGCCGCTAATTTGGCAGCACGCTCTTCTGCCGCAGCCACCGCCACTCGTGTCTCTTCCACCTTTTTTGCCGCAGCAGCGATCGCTTCGATTTCAAGCTGCTTCTTGACCTTATCGGCCAGGGTAAAAGCCATAACCGGCCGATTCGTAGGTGGTTTAATCGGAGTACCTACGCTCACTTTAGCCACAGAAAGCGTGGGAAATTTGCCGTCAGAAGCCTTATCAGACTTACTCATTTTTGTTAGAAATACAGGATGGGTTAAAAACTCAAAATCTTATATTCTATCTTTCAATTTTTAATCACTTTTAGGTGTCATCAAACATCATGCGACCCTTACCACCAGAAATCTCCATCACATTCCACGCTTCTCCGTAAGTGAGCAAATAGGTTTTACGACTATTATTGCGAGGGTCCATAGGAATAGGACCTAAAACTGCATATAATACAGGCAAAACAGCACGTGTAAATTGGAGAGTACCAGCCGGTTGTTCGGTATCAAAGGCACCAAATGTAATATTATACACATCTTGTGGTATCGGAAAAGTATAGTCTAATCCAATACGAATGTTCTTCCAATAAGCGGTAACTTCACGAAAAACAGCCGTTTCCCACTGCTTAATACGGTCAATATTGGAGATGTTCAAGCGTAAGGTGGTTACGAATTCGGAACCGTCGTAAGCGGTCAAAACGAGTCGCTGACCGGCCAATGTAGCAGCGTAAGAACGAAGACCAACTAACATACGACTAACAGAGCCAATCATATCAACAGTAAAAGGGAGTGAAACCGTGGCCGAATAGGGGGGTGAAGCGGCAACAAATGAGTTATCTTCAATCGAAAACTCTTCATGACGAATATTTGTATAAGGAATGCGTAAAGTCTGCGATTTGAGCCAAAGATTCGCATCACGTGGCAAGTATAATTGTGTGGATTCCAGGCTCATTTGTGGTGTCGCCATTTCCGCCAGCGTCAGTGTCACTTGCGAAGTATCAATAGGGCCTCCTTGAGTTGCTTGAACGCGCAATGGTTTGCCGCCCCAGGGCTGAGGTTGTAGGCGTCCGTCACTTGCTACTACTACTTCATTCAGTTTACGTAAATGAATGCGAATACGCCAACGCTGTTGATTTAATGCCACAAGTGGCATACCAGGTCCATCAACGTCTTCGGTTCCAATCACTGGGATCGGTACGCGGAGTTCGTTGAGGGTAGCAGCACGTCCAATAGCAAGTGGTGTTTCCACACGTGAACCAACCTCTTCATTCATTAAGAATACGGCACCGGTTTCTGCCGTTTGACGATTTCGCCACGATAAGTATTCACCGTAAGATTCGTGAATAATAACTTGGTCCTGGAAGATCTGTATTTTTTCAATTAACTGAAAACCGATAGCGTTTGTGTAACCGAACGTAACTCCACTTGCGTCAGTAACAATACCAGTAGGATTCGCAGTAGCAGCAATAGGTGGTAACCAAGTCGGTAATTGGATATGAAGAAAGAAGTATTTAGCCATATCTCCACGATGGTCTATATCGAAGTCTACCCAACGACCCCAATCCGGGGCATTGCGTGGTTGCGTTATATAAATCTCTTTTGTAAATGGTACGGTTCGCATATAGACGCTGTGAAAGAACGAGGTTTTAGGGTTGGCAGTAAAAAAGATATCTTTTTTACCTCTGGCAACGAGTTCCATTAAACCACCGGAGCGAGATGACATTATGAATCTTCTAATTTAGATTCAGCGGATTTTAAACCGCGACATTTATTAGAGATGTTTCACCCTTTGATGACTCTTTTTACCGCATTGCTGTTCGTAGTGCTTACACCCGGTATTCTTGTAACTATTCCACCCAAGGGTTCCAAGATAGTAATAGCAATTACCCACGGTCTTCTCTTTGCTCTCATTTACCACTTCACTCATAAGGCTGTATGGGAAATGACTCGTAGATACGAAAGTTTTCAACTTGTACCTAGAATTATGTACGAAGGCTTCCAAACTAAGTTAATCAACCCAGCCTCACCATACCTCACCTCTACAGCCCCAAATAATCCAGATGGAACAGCTTACGTATTTCCTCCAAATATCAAGAATGGTGATATATGCCAGACACAGACCTGTATGTGTAATGGTGCGGAAATCGCCAATATGGGACGCTGCCAATAAGCCCCATGACCTGAAGCGGTCTAAACAGACAGAACCCTAAAAATCTAAACGATGAGTTTTCCGAACATAAGCACCGGTTATGGCCTCTCAGTTCAACCTGTGAAACCGCCTAAATTGAGCGAACTGGTGAAGTCGGACGACAAGCCCAACGTTATTCTTACGACGATTCGCATTCCAGATGAACATATTTGGGCGAATGGTCTCTTTCAAAATGTTTACATCATTTACCGTATGTTAGAAGTTATGGGCCTCAAGCCCTGGTTAATGGTCGATAGTAATCAGAATAATAAAGATGCTAAGTTACACGAAAAATTCAGAATGATAGACTTTAAAGAGTATGCTGCTAAACCGTTCCAAGTAGTTTCTTACGTCGAAATGGGTATGTCATGCGATCCTGGCATTCGTAGATTCTTCCGTTCTATGGGTGCCAAAGTATCGAAACTATATCTTGGTAATATTCTCAATATCGATATTGAAACAATGACCTTTATGAAAGGCGTCAACTTCAGTCATCATGTCGCCGGCGAATTAGACGAAATCTGGGTCAGTCCGCATTACGATTTTCACGCTGAATACGCTGGTTCTATTAATGCTCTTTGTGGGAAGACCAGAATTGCACCATATGTTTGGGATCCAATGTTCATTCAGGATTTAGGGGAGGTTTATAATGATAGAGACTTATCATTAGAATCGGAGCGTCTTTTCGTTATTATGGAACCTAATATCAGTTTCCAGAAGAACTCGGTTATTCCGCTTACAATTATGGAGGCGTATTATCGTCGCCACCCTCGTCGCGTTGCTCAAGTAGTAGCTATAAACGGCGAGAGACTCAAACAAAATAACTACTATCAATCGTCAGTATTACCAAATCTTCAACTTTATAAAGATAATAAACTCCAACTTACTCCTCGAGCTCATATTGTCAATCTGGTTAGGGCATTTCCAAATGCTATCATTGTAATGCATCAAGTGAATAACGAATATAATTATAGTTTTCTAGAGTTCATTACAATGGGATTTCCTGTTGTACATAATATCAAGCGATTCAAAGAATACGGATATTATTACGATACCAACGATTTTGATGGCGGTGCCGATCAGATTGAACGCATCATTCGCTATCATCAAAATAACAAAGTTGCGTATGCCGCGCAAGTTAAGCAGTTGACATGGCAGTTTTCCATTAATAATCCGGAAAATATCGCCGGTTGGAAAGAACTCCTTTTCAAAAAGGCTTAACCGCACCCATGACGGCTTAAAAACCACGAATAAGAACTCTTTTAGACAACTGGAGCATGAAGGTTGGAATTACTACAAGATTTCTTAATAGTTACTTTAGTGGCGGTATTCCTCAAGTAGCATGTTCTCTCGCATTAGCACTTAAAACCGCCGGACACGATGTAACTCTTTTGTATCCAGCTGGTGAAACTGACTGGTTCATAGACGTAAAAGAACTACAAACAGTTTTGCCTCCACGTAAGGCATGGTCTCCAGAAACAGCGGTAGATCATTATGACACTGTAATTGAAGTTGTATGGAGTTTTCCTGAAGAGAAACGTCTTAAAGTCGCAGACAACCGAATTTTATGGGTACATCAGCAACCTATTTTCCACGATATTGAATCGTCCGTATATCCCTTTAACGCAACTCAGCGTTCATTCAAGAATATTACAGCGATAATGACATACGATTTATATTCGGCCCAAGACGTCAGATACTTAGAGTTTTTGTCAGGAGTGCCAGTGATCCAAGTACCATTTTTATGGAATCCAGAAGCTCTCGATATGTTTATTAAGGAGAACAATTTACCTAATTGGAAAGAGTCGGCAAAACGTATTGAAGGCATTTTACCTCAAGGAGCACCACCATCCGCATCATGGTGTATGCGTATTTTAGAAAGCAATTTCTCTAATACAAGTCATTGCGATATTCCTCTCAATATTCTCACCCAAATAAGAGTTAAGGGTGACGCAGTTCGTTTTAATGTCCATAATGCCGAACAATTAGTTGAAAATAGTTTTTTCAAAACTAACATCGTTAAAAATCTTTTGGTGCCTGATATCAGCGGTTGTATTGTACCTCGTGTTCGCTTACCGGATTTGCTTCAAGAGAAGTCTTTCATCGTTGCGCATCAACGATTTCGACCACTAAAGATGTTTATGTTAGACGCATTGTATGTCGGTATTCCGCTTATACACAATTGCGAACTTTTGACAGACATGGGAGTCCCTTACGGCTATAAGTTGAATCAGATTTTGGACGCCACTGCCGCCTGGGGAAAACTTAAGAAAGATTACGAAAAGGGTAAGAATCTATTTGATACAAAGAATCATGACGCTTTGAAAGAGAAACTGGCAAAACGATTCTCTCCTAAATTACTTTCGTCGAAATATGATGGTCTGCTCAAGAAAGCGATTGCTCCTAAATCTATTCCTGCTACATTGCCAGTTGCCGATAAGATAACACCTGCTACCAAAGAATTGCGAGTTCATTTCTGCGAACTTTGGAGCGAATTTGTGCCTAAGTACAACTTCTTTATGTATTTACTTTCTTGGATCGGTGCAACTAATAACATACCAGTTGTATTAGATAGCAAGAATCCTAATTTAGTTATTTATGGGCCATTAAGTCATGGACAAGAGAAGTCGTTTCCTGGTGTCTCGAAGGTTTGGTTTACCGGTGAGAATATCTCACCACCCAACGATCCAGATATCGTTCTCAGTATTGGATTTCAATACAATACCGCTTCTAACTACATTCGTATGCCATTATGGATGATAGAAGTGAATTGGTTTGGCGGTGATCCAAATAAGATAGCAAATCCACGACCGGTATCTTTGGAAGCGGCAACTACTGTTGATGAAAAGGTTATAAATAACAAAAGAAAGTTTTGCGCATTTGTTGCTACAAATCCTAACAATAATAATCGTAATGCGGCGTTTCAAATTGTCAACTCTTGGAAGCATGTTGATTCTGCGGGCCGATTGTTCTGTAATCGTCCTGAAGGTCCTATTCCAGCAGGGTTGGGTGGCGGAGGCGGTGAATTGGCCAAAGTAGATTACTATAAGGATTTCAAGTTTGTAATCACTTACGAAAACTCGCCAGGACCAGGTTATACAACGGAAAAGATATTTCATGCTAAGGTAGCCGGTGCCGTTCCAATTTATTGGGGCGATCCGTTCGTTGATAGAGATTTCGACTCGACCGGTTTTATCAACGCAAATCAAGTAAGCAAACCTGAGGATCTTATTGCGATGATTAAGAAGATTGATGATGATCCGGTCGCATGGCGTAAGATGGCGGCAACTCCTGCCATTTCCGTCGCTAAACGAAAACAATGCGAAGGGACTATGGAACAGGTAGGAAAACGTATTTTCAAACTCATTTTGGACGCAGATGTTAAGGTCGGTTCTTGGGTTAAAGCGGAGACTTTTGGTAAGGCATATGAGACAATGAATTATTCGCAATTGTATGGATTATTTGAACCACCTGCTCAGGCACCAGCACCTGCTCCAGCACCTGCTCCAGCACCTACTCCAGCACCTCAACCCATAATCAGTAGCAATCGCCTTTTTATTACAGCAGCTAATGCTAAGTACATTGAAGCAGCCGTAAATCTCCTCGCATCACTCAAGTCGTACGAACAATCTCTTCCCAAGATTATCTACGTATGGAACGATGTTACTCAAGAAATGCGCGATGTTCTCACCAACTATGGTGCTACAGAGATTCGTCCCTTTCCAGAACAACACGGTCCATGGCGCGACTTCTGGAGCCCACAACATTTCGCATGGAAGCTATGGGCCCACGTTGATGCCGCTACTAAGGCTGCCCCTGGCACTCTCATTCTCTATATGGATTCTGGTATCACAATTGCATCACCTATCGCTAAAATATGGGAAACTATACAAGAAAATGATATCTTCTTATTGGACGATAATGAACAAATAAACGAACGCTGGTGTCATCCTACCTTTTGTAAGGAACTACAGGTCACCCCAGAAGAACTTAAGGCAAATCAATTATGGGCAGGATGTATTGGTTTCAAGGTCGGTGGTAAATATATGGACAGTATCCATGTAAAAGCAATAGGAATCGCTGAAGATAAGCGAGATGTTATTGTTGGCGAAAAATGGAGTCCCTATTCTCAAGTCTGCTTAGGACATCGTCATGATCAATCTATTTTGAGTATTTTATCACAACGTGCCGGTGCTCCAAGAATGCCATTACGCGACTTTTATTGCGATCGTGCTATGCGTACCGCAATACAATGGGGAACACCTCTCTACGTCCATAGAGGCAACTTTAAAGAAATAGTTCCATTTACCGATGGTATTGATGAAGCATATGTCATTAATTTGGATAGACGCAAAGACCGATTAGAAAAGTTCAAGGATACACATAAGAATATCAAGGACCGTGTTTACTTATGGAAAGCAATCGATGGCCGTCAACTTACATTGACATCCGATCTTGTGAATCTTTTCCGTAATAACGATTTCAACTGGAAAAAGTCTGTCATGGGTTGTGCTTTATCTCATTTAGGCTTATGGGAAAAACTCGCCAACGATCCTCTCGCTAAAACCTATCTCATTATGGAAGATGACGTTGTAATGTACGAAAAATGGGTATTGAGATGGATGACCGCTGCTAAGCATGTTCCAGAAGACGCCGACGTTATCTATTTGGGAGGTGTTTTGCCACCAAATAAGGCGGTTTTCCCACAAGTAGCCGAATATGTTAACGATTACTTTGGACGCGTCGCAGAAAATACCCTTTACTCACCAAATCCTCGTCGTTATTTCCATTTCTGTAACTACGCATATATACTTACCCAGAAAGGCGCACGAAAACTCGTACAACTTGTCAAAGAGAAAGGTATTTTCACAAGTGGCGATCATATGATTGTAAATCACGGCGATAGTTTACTTAATATTTACTTCACTACACCACTTCTCGCTACCTGCTTTCAAGAAAACGATCCTATTTATCAACGCTCTGACTTCAATAACTTCAATCGAGTAGATAACTTCGATAGTGATTTATGGAATAATACTGAATGTTTTACCAAGGAGGAGACATTTGCGGTAATTTCGCAGGAACTTCAGAAACAACGATTTACTGTAGTTGGCGATACAATGCCAGTACCCCCACAAATGAACCAGGCTCCTCAACCACAAATAAACCAGGTTCCTCAACCACAAATAAACCAGGTTCCTCAACCACAAATAAACCAGGTTCCTCAACAAACGAACGCACCAGTTTCCGCCCCATCGCAACAGGTTACTGGAAACGCAAAAACTGATTTTTCTGCTGCATGGAACCGTCTTTTACAGGCTACCGCACTCAAAAATGACGCTGACTTCAAGACTGAATTAGAATTGGTGCTCGCTATATGGCGGGTTATCGATT